CGTAGCAGTTACTCCTTATCAAAATACTGTTACACAAGTATTCTCTGCATTTACCGCTACTTTTACAGAGTCAGCAGACATTTATTCTTATATTAACACAATCACAAACATTATAAAGAATGGTCCAGGTGTTGCGGCTGATAATACTCCCATTAGTTTAACTTCAAGTACTGATACATATTCATATCAAGCCGCTAAACTATTGGAGTCTAACAGATCGTTTATTCAATCTGAAGTTATTGCTTATATTAACAGCAAGTATCCTCCTCTCTTCCAATTTGACGAAGCAAAGTGTTACAGAGATTTAGGATATATGATTGATAGTGTAAGTATTGACTTACTATATGGCGGTAATCGACAAGCAATACAGAGTGGAGTAGCCTACTATGGATATACAACTGCCACAGTAGTACCTAACGAAATTCCTCAAGTAACCGCGGCTTACAATTATATCAGCAGTATCCTTCCGTCTATTATCACTGGACAGACAATTACTCCTCAACAAACTATAGTTACACAAATTACCAATTTAGTTGGTGGACAAACATCACAAGGTGTTCAGGCTCAAACAATTCTTTCTACCATTACTAATATTATTAATAATGGTCCTGATGTTGCACAACCTCTAACTCCGTTACCATTAAATCCAAGCGGCAATCCTTATATTGTTAATGCCGTAACACTACTTGAAGCCAATAGAGCATTTATTCAAGCAGAAGTTATTGCTTACATTGGCAACAATTATTTTGTATATAATCAACCCTTATGTTTTAGAGATGTAGGATTGATTATAGATGCGGTATCAAGAGATGTACGTTTTGGCGGCAATAAACGTAGTATTATTGCAGGACTAAGTTATTGGTCTGGTACAAATAGTTTAATTGTTGGAGAAGCAACTGAAACTATCGGCGCTATTAATTACCTCGCGTCACTAGCATCAAAAGTCGTTGCTAATACACCGATTACAAGCACCTATCAATCTACAGTATCACAAGTTATAGATCCTACAAAACCAAACGGGGCTGTAGTTGATACTCGACTTACAACTGATTTTGGAATAATTACAACAATTATCGACGGTGGCCCAACGGCAGCACCTGCGACAGTAAATGATATCTATACTCTAATTGTACCGAGCGGTCTAAGTCCTGATTTTATCAATACAGCAAGTCAAGTTACGGCAGTTACTGAAATATCAACAGGGTGCTATGCTGTTACTCTAAATAATCCTACCATTGCGGCTAGTGATAATGCTACTGTATATTTCGGTAGCACCAGTGTTTATCCGTTCTTAGATGATCAAATTCCTGCTTACTGGTCAACAAGCACAAATGCCGACCGTAGACTAGATCCTAAAGGTGGCGGTGGGGGTGCATTAGTTGACGGAAATGCTCCATCATTAAAATCTCCTATTCAATCATTTGTGTTTGATGCGTTTACACAGTTGAGCCAAGGCGGTATTGGAATTCATATTATTAACAATGGATATGCACAGTTAGTGTCTATCTTTACATTGTTCTGCTCTACTGCGGTCTTAGTTGAGAACGGCGGTATTGCTTCTATTACAAACTCAAATGCTAACTTCGGTGACCAATGTTTAGTTGCCAAAGGTATTGGACAATTAAGTTTTGCTGGTATTGTTTGGAATCCACCATACCCATCTAACATACCTAACAGCGAATACTATCCTATCGGATATTGGCCAAATTCTCAACAGATGGAAGTATTCATTCCTGACAGTATAAACAGACCGCACATTGGTCAAGTTATGGAAGTTGTTCCTCCCGATACTTACTTAGACTATAATGGTGACCGTGTTCCTTATGTTAACTCAGAAGGCTATCCAGGATACTTAGTTGCTAGTTCTAACACTGGAACAGTTAGTACAGGTAGTTACACAATTGATAACATCGATATAACTGATGTTGCTATTGGACACACTCTTTATATTAAAGATATATACGGAAATGAAGGTCCAGAAGCAGGACAATTATATGTATCAACTGGAACGCGAGTTGCCGATGTGAACTATAGAAGTATCACTCTTGATAATCCTATTCTAAATGGTGGGGGTGATCCAAATAACAACAATTATTTGAACTTATATTTCTGCGGTAATGCTTATTATAACGTTCTGTCGAGTGTTGTCGACACTACGTTAGGCTCAACAGTAAGCAATATCACTGTTGTTCTTCCAACAGGAGAAATTACTACAACTAGCCAAGCCATACTTCATGCTAGGGATATAGCACTACAAATTATTGCTAATCAACAAATTACAACAACTTATCAAACGGCTGTTACTCAAAGCATTGATCCTACTTTCCAAAATGGTGCTGATGCATCAGATATTGTTGCAGAAAAATTTAATATCATTGCAGACATTATTCAAAATGGGTCAGGCACTGGTCCAGACGTTATTCGTCCTTCTCAATATGTCAATGTATCAGAAGCAAAAAATAGTGCTAGACGTTTGTTAGAAAAAAACAGAAACTTTATTCAAGCAGAAACTGTTGGATTTGTTGATAGCATTTGGCCAAGTCAATTTGTTTATGATGATGTTAAATGCTCACGCGATACAGGACTGATTGTTGATGCTTTAGCGCAAGATTTATTATTCAACACATCAAGCCAATCAACATTTGCTGGAATTCAGTACTGGAATCAACAAGGTTATGTTGGTGCTATTGGTAGTGAATTAACAACAACAACTAACGCAGTTATTCATCTACAAGAACTAGTAGGTGAAGTATTGACAAACGTAACAACAGGTATAAGATACTTTTCTGGATTCACTTACGACTCTACAAAATGCTTACGCGATACTGGGTTGATTGTCGACTCTATTGTACAAGATTTATTATTCAGCACATCAAGCCAGTCAACATTTGCTGGATTACAATATTGGGCACAAAGTACAAGTACAAGTTCTATTATTCCTGGAGAAGAAACTACAACTACTAACGCATTCAAATACGTTAGCAGTCTAGTTCAGCAATTGGTCATTAATAGTACAGGTACACGTTATCAAACTTCTGCAACACAGAATGTGTCATTACCTGCGGCTTCTACATCTGCTACTGTAGCCGCAGATTTTAATGTATTTTTAAACATACTAACAAGTGGCACAGCAGGTGTAACTGACCTTATTATACCAAATGGTATTACAGCAAGCACATCGACAGATGCTGTAAATGCTTACAATATTATTAGAGCAAATAGAGCATACATTCAGGCAGAAGGTGTTGCCTATACTAACTTTATTAGTTCAGGTACAGGATTTACATACAGTACTACAAGTTGTTCAAGAGACATTGGATTTGTAGTTGATAGCATTGCATTTGATGTATTATATGGCGGTAATAAACAGGCCGTGCAAAGTGGTGTTTATTATTATAACTTTACAACAACTAATACAGTAATTCCTGGTGAGCGTGATCAAACATTAGGTGCTTACGCACACATTAGTAATTTGTTACCATGGATTGTTACAGGTGTAACAACTGGTACCTATCAACAAGATGTTTTACAAGTTACAAATTTAACACCGGGTACTATCGCTGACGCTACTAAGTTACAACATTCTATCACAACCATTACTAATATTATTACTAATGGGCAAACAACGTCTACAGTTAAATCACCAATTGGAATGACAATAACTACAACTGCTAGCATGTTACATGCGGCGGCAATTGTACATGCTAACAGAGATTTTATTGCGGCAGAAACTGTTGCGTATGTTAATACTCAATACAATGCTCAACCATTCCAAATTACTAGTACATACACTGTATCTACTGCTACTGTAAATTCTATTAAGGCTGATTTTCAAGTTATCATCGATATTTTACAAAATGGTATTGCAGGTGTTACTGATGCTATTATTCCTAACTCATTAACGTCTAGTACAAATGCTGATATTATAGCGGCCTATGATGCTATACAAGATAACAGAGAATTTTTACAGAGAGAAATTGTTGCTTATGTAAATTCTACTTCCAACTTCTCTTATAATCAAGATAACTGTTTTAGAGATACTGGATTGATTGTAGACGCAATTGCATTTGACATGATGTATCCAAGCACAGGAAATAGTCAATCAACATTTGCCGGCATACAATATTGGAATCAATCAACTTCAACTAATGGAATTATTCCTGGAGAATTAAACACAACTACTTCTGCGGTAATTTATCTAAGTTCGTTGGCTCAACAAGTTGTTGTTAATAATACAGGCACACGTTATCAAAATACTACAACTCAAAATGTCAGCCTTACACCTGCAACTACATTAGATGCATCGGCTGTTGGTGCTGATTTTGGTGTTATTATTAATATTTTACAAAATGGTACTGCTGGCATCACTGATACTATTATTCCTAATGGCCAATTAACAAATACCACAAGCACAAATAATGCTTATGCTATTCTACAGGCAAATAGAGAATACATGATTGAAGAGACTCTTGCCTATATTAATCATATTTCAAGTTCAACATTTGTGTATAACAGAGATACATGCGCACGTGATTTAGGTTACATGATTGATTCTGTTAGTTTTGATTTGGTGCACGGAGGAAATAGACAGGCTGTACAAAGTGGTGTTTACTACTACAGTTATATAAACACTTCAACTGTCATTACGTACGAACTACCTCAAGTGAATGATGCATACAATCATTTATCACAAGTTGTTTCTACAATATTGTTAGGCAACACTGTTCAAAAGAGTCCAGGCAATACGGCTACACAGGTTACATATCTATTGCCTGCATCTATAAACGAAGTTGCATCGGCTAACAGATATGTTTCTACAATTACAAACATTATCAATAATGGTCCTGTAGTTGCAAGTCCTCCAACACCAATTGGGTTAACGCCTAATTCTAATCCAAATGTCACTAACGCATTTAATTTGTTGTTAGCAAACAGAACATTTATTCAAAATGAAGTTATTGCTTACATTGATAGTAAGTATACAGGATTCACTTATGATCAAAATAAATGCTTCCGCGATGTTGGATTTATGTTAGATAGTATTAGTTTTGATACATTGTATGGTGGTAACCGTCAGGCAATACAAAGTGGTGTGTATTATTACTATTACACAACCGCTACTGTAATTCCTAACGAAATTCCACAGACAACTGCGGCTTATAACTATATCAAACAAATTGTTCAACCTATCATATTAGGTCAAACTGTAACTTCTCCTCAACAAACATTAGTGCCACAAGTAACAAATTTAAGTTACACATATAACTCCGATAAGTGTTTTAGAGATACAGGCATACTAGTTGATAGTTTTGCAATTGATTTAAAATTCCCTGTTAACGGTTATACACAAAGTAACTTTGCTGGTATACAATATTGGAATCAATCAGGTTATGTTGGCGCTATCCCAGGAGAAATTACTACAACTACTGCGGCTATCCAATATCTAAGCAACCTTGCTCAGCAGATTGTTGTTAACAGTACAGGTACAGTACAACGTTTTGTGACTACTGCATCGCAAGTTACTAACTTAACAACTGCAACATATACTCAACTATATGCTGTTAAGAATGATTTCCAATATATTCTTAACATATTAAACAGTGGAACTTCTGGAGTAACAGATTTAATTGTTCCTAATGGGTTAACTGCCCTTTCAACAGATGCTACACACGCATACAATATTTTACAAGCCAATAAAACATACTTACAACAACAAACACTAAGTTATGTCAGTAGTATTGCAACAGGTGGATTTACTTTTGATACTAACAAGTGCTACCGTGATGTAGGATTTATGGTCGACAGTGTAAGTTTTGATATATTATACGGCGGTAATAGACAGGCAATACAAAGTGGTGTCTACTATTATTCATATGATACATCAACTGCTATTCCTTATCAAAGTGCTCAGACAATTGCGGCTTATGAACACTTGAGAACTATTGTTCCTCAAATTGTTCAGAACCAACCAGTTACTCCTTCTCCAAATAATACTGCTACTCAAGTTACAACATTAACTGCGGCAACAGTATTTGAAGCCAATCAGGTACAGAGTATGGTTGATTTAATTGTTAATATTATTAATAACGGACCAACTATAGCCAATACAGCAACGTCAATTGGTTTAACTGCTACTAGCACAGCAACAGTTTTAAATGCTACCAAGATTTTAGAAGCCAACAGAAACTTTATACAAGAAGAAGTTGTTAACTATGTAAATTATGTTTATCTTGTTGGACAACAATACGATGTTGACTATGTAACAAAACATGTTGACATGATTACTAATATTATTGATGTTGGTCCGAGTGTAGCACAAGATGGAACTCCAATACCATTGTCAATGAGTAACACTACTTCTACTCAATATGCGGCGACATTGTTAAATGCTAATAGAGCATTTATTACTGCTGAAGTAACTGCTTATGTTGATAATACATTTAATACTAAATTCAAGTACGACAAAACTAAGTGTGCACGTGATACCGGATTAATTGTTGATAGCATTGCTATGGATATCTTACACGGCGGTACAACTCAGAGCGCATTTAGTGGATTACAATACTGGAACCAAGATGGGTATACTGGTAAGATTGGTGACGAAATTACAACAACTACCAACGCATTTAGATATCTAAAAGAAGTTATACAAGATGTTGTACAAAGTAATCCAATTACCGTTAGCCCAACTAATACACTTACACAATCATTATTCTTACCAACAGGCATTACAGCAACTGTAGCCGCAGTGGCTGCTGACTTTGATGTTATTCTTGATATCTTAGCAACCGGTACTAATGGTATAACTGATTTAATTGAGCCTAACAGTATGACGGCTAGTACTGATTCAGGTAAAATTTATGCCTTTAACATATTACAGGCTAATAGAGCATATCTACAGCAAGAGGCGGTTGCGTATGTCGATTATGCAGCCAATCCGGGTTATACATATGATCAAGACAAATGTTCTCGTGATACAGGACTGATTGTTGATGCTATTGTTCAAGATATGTTGTTTAATACTTCAAGTCAAATGACATTTGCAGGTTTGCAATATTGGAACCAAGGAGATTATACAGGTGCTATCGGTAGTGAAATTACTACAACAACTAATGCAATCAAATATGTAAGTTCATTGGTGCAAAAAGTTATTCAAGGTATTACAACAGGAACACGATATCAAAATACTGTAAGTCAAGTTACTGCACTGCCAGTTGGATCACCGTCGGATGCTTCAGCAATAGCGGCTGATTTTAATATCATTACAAACATATTAAACAGCGGCACCGTAGGAGTTACTGATATTATTGTTCCTAATGGACTAACATCAAGCACAAATGTTTCGACTAAAAATGCTTACGGAATGATACAGGCAAATAAACAATATATTCAAACTGAAGCAGTTGCTTATGTAAATCACATAACTTCAAGTACAGGATATGTTTATAGCCAAGACACATGTTATCGAGACGTTGGTTACATGTTAGATAGCGTATCAGTTGATTTGTTATACGGAGGAAATAGACAAGCAGTTCAATCAGGTGTATATTATTACGGTTACTCTGATACTGCAAGTGCTATTCCCGGCGAACAAGTTAAGACAACATTAGCATATGACTATATCAAGACAATGTTACCATACATTGTTCAAGGTCAGGTAATGCCAGTGACTTATCAAAATACATATACTCAAACTATTAGTGCTTCTACAGGAACTATTTCTGAAGTCACTCTTGCACAATCTAAGATTGATTTGGCTACAGAAATTATTAATTTTGGACCTGATATTGTTGCTGATAAAACACCAATAAGTTTAACAACAAGTACAAATCCAAATGTAGTTAAGGCAGCAAATTTGATCCATGCTAACCGTACATTTATTCAAGCAGAAGTTATTGGGTATATTAATCAAACAACTTCTACATTTACTTACAATAGAGATACATGTGCTCGAGATGTAGGTTATATGGTTGATAGCGTCTGCGTTGACATATTGTATGGCGGAAATAGACAAGCAGTACAAAGCGGTGCTTACTATTATGGATATAACAGCACATCTACTGCTATTCCGGGAGAGTCTACTCAAACACTAGCGGCTTACACATACTTAAGAAGTATTATTCCTAATGTTATTGAAGGTATTGCCGTAAATTCAGGTTATCAAATAGCACATCCGCAAGTGTTTAACACTGGTAGTGTAGGTACAAGTGTAGAGGCAACTATTGTTCAATCTAATCTTGATATAATAACAAACATTATTACATACGGACCAAATGCGGCTCCTGCTAAAACTTCAATTGGAACTACAGCATCTACTTTAACTAATGTAATTAATGCTGTACAACTACTAGAACTTAACAGAAGTTATTTTGAGGCTGAAATGACTGGCTATATTAGTAGTGTATATCCAGGGTTTAGTTACAATCAAACAAAATGCCAACGAGATACAGGACTTATTGTTGATGCCGTAGCACAAGATTTATTGTTTGGAGGTAATAGTCAGTCTACATTTGCTGGATTGCAATATTGGAATCAGGCATCTGATACATCGGCTATTATTCCAGGTGAGTTAACAACAACTACTGCGGCTATTTCTTATGTTAAGTCTTTAGCACAACAGATATTGTTATCTGATACAAGTGGTCCTCGCTATTCTACAGGAACACAAGTTACAACTCCGTACCCAGGAATTGCAACAGCGGCTGCGACACTGGCCAGCAATATGGATGTTGTACTTAATATTATTGAAAATGGTACAGCAGGAGTAACCGATATAATTGTACCTAACGGTGCTACAACTACTGATGCAGATACACTCAATGCTTATAGTATTCTTGAGACTAACAAAGACTTTATTAAGAATGAAGTAGTAGCAAGAATTACTAATGATAATCCAGGATGGAACTTTGATCACACATATTGCTTGCGTGATGTTGGATTTATTATCGATTGTGTTGGATTTGATTTGACACATACAGGTAATCGTCAAAGTGTACAAGCAGGAGTTTATTACTATGGATTTGGCGATGTAACTGCTATTCCTGATGAGATACCTCAAACTACTGCGGCTTATAATTATCTAAGAGAGATTGTTCCTAACATTATTACAGGACAACCTGTTACTACAACTTATCAAATTAAAGTTAAACAAGTAACTGATATGCCTGTAGGTACATCTGCTGAAGTTGCTACAATACAAACAAGCATTGACACAATTACCAACATCATTGTTAATGGTCCTAGTGTTGCTCCTGACGGAACACCTATTGTTTACACAGAAAGTACAAATACAAATGTAATTAACACTTACAATATCTTAGAAGCCAACAGAGAGTTTATCAAAGCAGAACTCACTGCTTACATTGATTGGACTTATACAGGACAGGCTAACTACGACAAGATCAAGTGTTATCGAGACATGGGATCTATTGTAGATGCGGTTATATTTGACACCGTAAATGGAGGAAATTATAAATCTGTAAATACAGGTGAGGGATATTATTATAGAAAAGGACAGTATCATATTGTTACTCTTGAGCAGAACGTTACAGATCCAACCTTGTTTATTGACGGGGCATCTGTTAACTTCTACCAACAAAGTTACATTTCCGCTTCAGGCTATTTGTTTGAGTATGTGGGGGCAGGTACACAATATGGTGCTTTACCGCAGGTTGGTAAGGCTGACCCAGTGCAATCTAAGGAAACAATTCAATTGAATAACGGTAAGGTATTCTTTACATCAACTGACCAAAACGGTGACTTCCGTATTGGACCAACACTGGTAATTAGTCAGGCAACTGGTGTACTATCGGGTCGTACATTCCAAAAATCGTTGTATGCTGAAATGACTCCGTTCGTATTAGTGATTGGAGGAGCATAAGATGGCTGGTTTATTAAGCGGATCAGTTAAAAATCCTAGTTCAAAATCAGGGTTTATTACATTAAAACAAGCACAGGCGGCATTAGGTAACAGCCCTACTACTTCTACTGGCTATACAATTATAACATTTAATAGCCAAACAAGTTACGCTACTACACTTGGCAAATTTAATTTTACATTTAGTAATACTAGTTCCTATATGGAAACTATTATTCCTGATGGGAACAATGTTATTACAGCAAACGGAACTGGTGGCAACTATATTATAGGGCCAACATACATTCCTGATCTACAGGCAAATACTGCGTTTAAAGGACCAGTTAAGGCTGCTACCACTGCTAATATTGTTCTGGTAGGTGGAGCACCTACAATTGTTAGTGATTATCAAGCATCATATCTAGATCGTATTCTAGTTCGTGCTCAGGATAACCCTGCTGAAAACGGTATCTACTATATTACATATTTAGGTGTAGGTTATAACGGCACATGGTCGAGAACTACTGATGATAATACAGCAGATAAAATGGCAGGTGCTATCGTTAATGTTAGTTCAGGAACTGCCTATGCTGGTCGTTATTTTTATACCGACTTTGAAGCCCAAAACACTTTAAATGTTGATCCTGTTAATTGGTATCAGATTGTAGGTGATAATGTACCTAACCAATCAGTAACAAAGAAGTTAATAGATGATAGTCCTATAGGAACAATTACTCCTAATGTAGGTTATTTTACAGACTTATATTCATCGGGCACATTCCAAGTTAAGAAAATGTCTATTACTGGTACTGATACCAGTACAAGCACAACAACAGGGGCATTAATAATAGCAGGCGGTGTTGGTATTGGTGGAGACATCAATGCAGGAGGAAATATTACTGCCGGCGGATTTGCTGTATTTTCTACAACTACAACAATTGCTGGTGTTACACAAGTAACAAATGCTACAAGCGCTACATCAACATTTAGTGCGGCTATGCTGGTAGCAGGGGGTGTTGGTGTTAATGGTGCCGTATATGCTCGAGCATTTTATTCTGACGGTGTTCCATTAAACAATCCTATTTGGAACGGTGGGCAGATTACAGACCCATTTTATGTTGCTAATATAGAAGGTGCATTTAATACCTATACCGGTGCTTTAAAAGTGTTAGGTGGTGTTGGTATAGGCGGTGATGTTTATATAGGAAAGAGTTTAACTCTTGAAAGTCCTAACGTTGTTGACAGTGTTTATTTCCGTATGCGCAATACCGCTACAAACGGACAGAGTTATACATGGAATGTAGGCGGAAATAATGCCGCTGGACAAGGCGGTACTAGTCTGCGAGAAGGTAGTCTAACGCTGTATGACGACAAAAATTCAACTTATCGATTAGCAATTGTAAAAACTACTGGTAATTTGCTTGTTGGACAACAAACAGATAACGGTATAGATAAACTCCAAGTTAATGGTAGTATCCAATTTAAAGATGCTCAACTGTTTACACGTGCCACCAGCATAAATAACACAAGTACTACAGTGGTTGACAGTTGGCCAGCACTGACTTATAGGACTACAAAGAGTCTCGTTCAGATAACTGACGGGACAGGACCAACAGCAAGTTTCGAAGTGAGGGAAATCGTGGTATTGTATGACAACGTAGGTAATGTTTACAAATCAGAGTACGGTATTATCGCAACTGCTGGTGAAAAGGGTGTGTTTAATGTGGACTATAATGTTGGAGGCAATGGGTTAATAAGGTTATTATTCTCGGCGTACACTCCTAGCAACAAAACGATGAAAGTCGCTAGAACAAGTATAACAGTTTAATCATATGTATTACAAGGAATAAGAAATGGCACTGAATAAAGATTTCGTAGTTAAACAAGGCTTGACAGTTGAAGGAACAGCAGTCTCGTCTAATACATATTCAGGTGCTTTACAAGTAGCCGGCGGAGCAGGGATTGGTGGTAATGCAAACATTGGCGGATGGATTAGCCGTACTGGACCAATTAGTGATTCTGTATTTTCAGGCGGTGCCGCTCTACGTTTAAGTGACAATATCTACACCGATGTATCAAGCACTGGCATTGTACCTTGGGAAATTGTTAACTATTTTGGTCAACCACAGATTGACGCAACAAATACAAACGTTACTATTACAAATGCGGCAAGCATTTATGTTTATGGTCCTCCAAGTACAGCAAGTACTAACGTTTCGATTATAAATCCATATTCTATCTACATTACATCAGGTACAGTTTACATCGGTGAAACAAGAGGTAGTACAACAACTTTTGCCAACGAAGCTCTTCAAGTTCAGGGCGGTATTGGGTTTAACAATGGAATTTACGGTAATGGCGGCGGTAATTTTTACGGCACCTATAACATTAATAACAGTGAAATCTTAACTCGTGCTACTGCTAATAATGGACAACAACAATTTCCTAATGAGTTAATTTTATTAACTGCTACACAAGCAATTAGTACAAGTACTGGTGCCTTACAATTAAGAAATGGCGGTGGTGCTGGTATTACAGGCAACATTTATGTCGGTGGTCGTATTGTAGGTATGACAACTGGTACCTTCTTAGGTACTGTTAATGCTACTAGTACAAGTACTGGTGCCCTAACCTTACAAGGTGGTTTAGGTGTCGGTCAAGATTTATATGCTCAAAACGGATTCTTTACATCTGGAACATTCAATCTAACAAATTATATCGGAAACAGTCTACAAGTTACCAACGGTGGTGGCTTAGGTGTTAGCGGAACTGGTTATTTTGGCGGACAAGTTTTATTCAATGCAAACGTAGATGCTTCAAACACACAGTCTGGGGCATTAATTGTTAACGGCGGCGTTGGTATTGGTAATACGTTATGGGCTCAAGACATTGTTGTAGCAGACCCCTCAGTTGCTCAATCTTCTAGTGTAGCACCTTTGGTTGTTACAGGTGGTGTCGGCATTGGCCAAAACTTAATTATTGGATCCACAATCAGTTCAACTGGTACTACAGCATCAAATGCTTTGATTGTTGCTGGCGGTGTTAATATTGGAAAAGAACTTACAGTTAACGGCAATACTGTTATTCGTGGTGACTTATTACTATTAGGTACTGGTAAGCAAGTTGTTGTTGATAGTACAAATACTTATATTGTTGATCCGGTTATCGAAATCGGTGGCGGTATTGATGGATCAATGTTGCAGGTACCCGATGTTTATGACAAGGGCCTATTAATTCACTATCAAAATTCTGTTAATACTTTAACAGATTATAGAGCAATTGTTGGAATTGATCACACTAGCCAACATTTCTTTTTAAAGAATGGTATATTACCAGATGCACTAGGACAAGTAGATGTAACCAAACTGTTTACTACTGGATCTTGGTCAACATTAGAAGCAGGTTCTTTAATACTACACGATAGTACACCTTCTAGTGCATTAGGCACAGGTGCACTACAAGTCAACGGTGGTATTAGTGTTGGTGCAACAAGTTATTTTAGTACAGATACTACATTCTTAGGTTATAATTACAATCTAACAACTACAACAGGCAATACTGTTTATATTCCAAATGGTGGGTTAGGCGCAAAATACATTTACGCAGAACAGGCCGCCTATGTTAATGGTTCTCAAGTTCTTACAACAGGAACAGTCAACGGAACAATTGGCGGAGTCTTTACATTAAGTTTCCACTTTACTAACTTAACACAGTCAACTAGTACAACAACAGGTGCCGTTGTTATTGACGGAGGTTTAGGATTAGGCGGTAACTTAAACATGGGTGGTACTTTTGTAACCACAGGAACTGCTTATGTTTGGAGTAATCAGCAATCAAGCAATACTTATAGTGGTGCTTTAGTTGTACAAGGTGGTGCTGGTATTGGCGGTAACTTAAATGTTGGCGGCCAAGTAACATTTGTAAACACCACAAACGCATTTACAAGCTCCGGCGGTGCATTTACAGTCGACGGCGGTGTTGGAATTGCTCAAGATGTATTCATTGCTGGTATATTAGACTTAGGCCAAAGCGCAAGAATTGGTACTGATTTATCAGTTGACAATAATTTAACTGTCTACGGTACTCAAGACAGTTCGTCAAGAAGTCTTGGTGCTGTTACAATTGCAGGCGGACTAGGTGTTGCTCAAACAATTAATGCCACAAGAATTAATATTAACACCGCAAGTGTTAACAGTGGTTCACAGTCTACTGGTACAGCATTTGGTGACTTAACAGTTGCCGGCGGTGTTGGAATTGGGTTAGATACATGGATTGGTGGAAATACACATATTGTATCAACAACTACCGTTAATAGTACGACTGGATCTGGATCATTAGAAGTCTGGGGTGGAGTTGGTATTGGTGGCGGACTATATGTAGGCGGAAGTGTCAATAGAGTCGGTGATATACAGGCTAACAAATGGACCGTAAATGGCCCTGGCTTACAATTATCAACTAGTACATATACAGATTTAACTTCAGTTGGGTTAAACGCAGGTACAGCGGTAATTCACAGCATTAACAAACCAAATCTAGTTGGTAGTTTGAATCCAACTTGGAAAGATATTGCTACACTATTCATTGAAGATGCACCGACTATTGTTGGTGGTGCTCAAGCGGCAAATCAATGGGCATTGTTAGTTAATAATGGTCAGGTTAAAATTGGTTCAAGTTATGTTAACAACGGTACAACAAATTCAGGCGCTCTTGTAGTCGGTGGCGGAATTGGCGCAGGCGGAAGTATTACTTCAGGCGCTACTGTTAAAGGTGTTACAGTTCAGATTGTAAACAATCAAATTGCATCTACAAGTACTGTTGGTATTGCTTCAAATAGTCAGATTACAATAGATACATGGAACGCAGGTGCTTTTAGAACGGCAAAATATCTTGTACAGATTATTGATGCTGGTTATGTTCCTAATTTATTCCAAGTTTCCGAAATTATGGTTGCGTATGACGGTAGTGCACAGACTAACGGTGCTTACATATCAGAATACGGTTTGATATCAAATCAACCAGGCAATTTAGGAAATATTGATGCTGTTTACAATGGTGGTTTAATTAATCTAGTATTCACTCCTAACTATGTTCCAACAAACATGAGTGTCCAAGTGTTACGAACAGCAATTACATCGTCATAAATACCAAATACAATTTAATCCAGCCGGAAAGAGGAGAGTGAATCTGAATGGCACAAAGTAACTTCGTCGTTAAGAACGGCCTAACGGTTCTTAACCATCTAACTGCGACATCAACCAGTACAATTTCGGGTGCCGCAGTTGTCTATGGCGGTGTCGGTATTACAGCAGATGTTAATATCGGTGGTCGATCAGCATTTACTGGTACAATTACAGCATTTGATGCTGTAGATATTCTCCCACTTACATTAAGTACAAGTAGCACAACAGGTGCTTTGCGAGTTCGCGGCGGTATTGGTGTAGGTGGAAATATATATGTTGATAATATAACAAGCTCAACAACATCAACTAATGGCGCTCTTGTTGTTACAGGTGGAGTGGGAATTGGTGGAGATTTAAATGTACAAGGTAGTATTACTGCTCAAGGTAATATTACAGCCAATGGTAATATTGTATTAGGTAATAACACCAGCACAGATTCTTTAACAATTGAATCTGAAATTAATTCAGATTTAATTCCAAAATATAATAATAGATTTAGCATAGGATCTACAACAAGTTACTGGGCAAATTTATATGCAGAAAATGTTGGAGTTTTAAATACTGCAACTTTTCAAAATTTAGTTGTTCTAAATACTGCTACAGTACAAGGTATTGATCTTTTACATTACAATAAAAATACATGGTATGTAGATCCCCAAATTGGCGATGATACTTATACAGGTCATAGAGAAATAGATCCGTTTAAAACACTTAAACATGCGTTGAGTGTTGCCGTATCGGGCGATACAATTTATCTAATGCCAGGAACTTATACTGAAGACTTTCCATTAATTATAGGAGAAGGTGTTAGTATTCGAGGAGCAGGATTACGTGAAGTATTTGTTCAACCTACTACTGCTACTAACACACAAACTGCATTTTTATTAAATGGCGGAACAACAATTAGTGATTTTACTGTAGGTAATTTTTACAAACCTGGTTATGCGTTAGCATTTGATCCAGGTATGACTTCTTACTTACGCTCTCCTTATGTTGAACGTTTTACCGTTTTAACAAGAGGTAGTGTTATAACGGATAGCGACAGATACGGTTATAACAGTGCAGACGCAGGTGGTGGTGGCTTCTTTGATGGACAATATATCACTACAGCAAGTATTGAGCCAGCAATTTTATTCAACGAAGCAACATTTATTACTCCAAATGCCAACGCTATTGTTTTAACCAATGGCACACGATGTGAATTATTAAATGGATTTACATATTTTGCTGACAAAGCAATCTATGCCTATGCCGGTCAACAAGGTTGGGGTGGTCAAGGTCGTGTAAGAATTTCTTTAGCAAATACTACAGGTACATTTGCCGCAGGACAGACTCTTTATTATATTAGTTCAACTGGTACAGTTGCGGCAAGTGGATTAATTGATGAAGTATCAGGAAGTTACATCTATATTAGAGGCAATGCCGCAGGGTTTGAGCAAGCAAACAATCGTACTGGCAAAGTTGTAAACGTTTATGGTACAACTCACGTTAGTTCATATGAAAGAAAATTTGGAACAGGTTCTGCACTATTTCAAGTTCCTGGCGACTTATTAGAAGTTATCAGCAGTACTGATTTACAGTTTGATGTAGGTGCTTACACTCTTGAATCAGAAATTTATCTAACAGACTACAATAGAGTACAACAACTATTCAATAAAGGTTCAATACCGTTAACCACATTAGGTTTATACATTGATGCCAACAATAAATTAACAGGTCAACACGGACTTACAATTTTTACAGGCACAAATGCTGTATCTACTGGCACATGGCATCATGTTGCAATGAGCAGGGACCCTAATAATAATATTAGAATTTTCTTAGATGGAAATTTAGAAGTTGTTACTTCGTCTACATATAATGTTACTAACGGAGATCCTCTAACAATTGGCGGAGAAAGTCAAACAGCAAGTTTAAGTATGAGTGGTTATATGGATGAAGTTCGTGTAAGCACAACATATCGATATACTGCACCATTTACTCCTCCATCTCAAGCATTTTCAAGTGATTTATCGACAGTATTGTTATTACATTGCGATGGATCCGACGGAAGCATAGTGTTTACTGATGACGGATTAGGAACACAGATTGTATATTCAACAACAGGAACATATACCGCACCTCAGATAGCATCAGCAAAACAAATTATTTTAGCAGACTATCATCAGTTTGGTGCCGAACTACGCTGTATTGGTAGTGCGGCTGTGTTTGGTAATTATGGTGTTTATGGTGATGGTGCAGGTGTTGATTTAAAATTAATTGCCTTTAATATGAGTTATGTAGGAAGCGGTAAAGATTTAACTGACGATCCTAATCTTGCAATTCAATCACAAGAAATTACAAAATTAAATGGCGCACAGATTTATTATCAAACTGTAGATCAGTTAGGAGATTTCCGTGTTGGGGATCAATTCCGTATTAATCAGCGTACTGGTAATGTTGACTTCGGTACTGCTAACTTTAAATTAGGCCCTGTTTCAAGTTTAACAATTAGCGATGGTATTAACGCCGCTATTTTACAACCAACAAGTATTCAGGTAGGATCGTTGCTATTTGCATCAAATTCTATTGGTACTGTTTCTGGCAATCTAAGAATTAATCCATCAGGTCCTTTAACAATCATTGAAAGCGGATTACAAGTTAATGGAGCATTAACTTTTACTGGTGCTCTTGACGTTACAAATATAACGGCATCAACAAGCACTAATACAGGTGCAATTGTTGTAGGTGGTGGTGTAGGTATTGCTGGAGATCTACATGTAGGCGGGAATGTTTATAGTGCTCAAGGACAACCATTAGCAAATATAAAAGTTACTGTATCTACAACTCCTCCAACAACCGCTACAAATAACATAGGAGATTTTTGGATCGATCCAAGCATTGGTGTAGAGTATCAATGGATTCAAGATGGAACTAATTTTTACTGGATACAATTTACAGGTGTGTAATTAAATAAGATATGGCTAATTTAAACTTTCCCTCAAATCCATATGTAGGTCAAACCTATACAATCGGTAACCGTACCTGGATATGGAACGGAAATGGTTGGCAGATTCAAAGCGGCATTACAAGTTTTGATCCGTTAACGGCCAATCGAGTAATTGTTACTACATCTACTAATTCTACAAGTACAAACAGCGGCGGTCTAATTGTATATGGGGGCGCTGGCATTGGTGAAGATTTATATGTTGGTGGTGATATCTACGGAGATCATAATCTCACAATTACTAATGTTGTAAGCATTTTAGGAACGGCTACTTCAACAAGCACTACAACTGGTGCATTAACTGTAGTCGGCGGTGTTGGAATTCAAGGAGCATTGTATGCTTCTTCATTATTTGATCAAGGCAGCCGTGTTGTTACACTACAAACACTAGGAAATTACGGAGTTACAAGTTTAACTGCTGGAACTGATACAGCAATTAGTTCAAGTACAGGTGCTGTAACTATATGGAATACTAGTACATTACAAACAGTAACTGACAGAGGTAATTCGACTACTAACACAATACTAATTTCTAACATAACGCAATCAAATAGTACAAGTTCAGGTGCATTACAAGTTGCAGGTGGTATAGGCGTTGGCGGTAATTTATATGTTAATAACACAGCATCTATTGGAAATATTATTGCCGGTACCGGCTATGTAAGAGATTTAGCAGTTAATACATTTATTGTTAATGCAATTTTCACATCAACCGATAATGTAAATTCTACAAGTACAAATTCAGGTGCTATTGTAGTTGCTGGCGGTGTTGGTATTGGACAAGATGTTTACGTTGGCGGAACTATAAATGCGAATACTGTAACAGCAGTTGCTTCAGTAAATGCAGTTACTGTAAATGCTACTACTGTAACAGCCAGTTTATTAACTTCTTATAATTTGAATGTTAATAGTACATCTACTATGGGGAATATTCTGCCACAATCTGGCGGATATTATAATTTAGGATCTCCGACTCGACGATGGGGCACACTATACATTAGTTCAAGTACTATTGATATCGGCGGGTTAACAATTACTACATTTAATAATGTACTACAACTGCCTCAATCAAATGTTTATAGTACACTAACATCTACTAGTACATCTTCTGGTGCATTAACAGTAGCAGGTGGTGTAGGCATTGGTGGTACGTTATACTCAAGTAATTTATTTGCTGGAAACAACAGTGCATATATTTCGTTATTGCCAAGTGGTAATTTAATACTCGGTGGCGATAACAGTATGTTTATCGGAAACGGCGGGTACGGTGTTGTTAATATTAATCCAAATGCTTTAGTACAGATTGGATCAAACGGCTTCAATGTAAACTTGATAGGAAATACAACTACAGTTTTAAGTACTGCGGTATCAATTTCTACAACAACTGGTGCTCTAGTAGTTGCCGGTGGTGTTGGTATTGGCGGCAATTTATATGGTTATGCTATATACGATCAAGGTAGTCGAGTTATTACTCAGGCAAGTCTAGGATCGTTTGGAGTGACTTCGTTAAGAGCAGGCACTGATACCGCAGTAAGCACATCAACAGGTGATGTAATTGTATGGAATACTAGTACACTTGATAGTATTACACAGCGTGGAAGTTATACAAATCAAGTCATTACACTTAATAATACTTTACAAAGTAACACGTATACACAAGGTGCACTAACAGTTGCAGGCGGTGTCGGTATTGGTGGTAATTTAAATGTAGGTGGCAGTGCGGCAATATTTGGAAATTTACAAGTATTTGGAACAGCAACATATATTGATTCAACTATTTCTTATGTAACTGATCCTATTATAGAACTTGGCGGCGGAAAAGACGGAACTTCAATACTGGCCAACGATGGATTTGATAGAGGGTTGGTTTTCCATTATAGCACTACTGCAACATCTAACATATCTTATACAAACAATGCGTTTTTCGGTATGGACAATGCTACCCAGACGCTGTTGTTTAAGACAAATGTGTTACCAGGTGTTCCTTTCTTAGCAGGTACAAATGGATTCATAAACTTAGGTGATTATGGAAGTGCTAAATTTGGCGGATTAACTTTAGTCAATACTACCACTTCAATTAGTACAACATCAGGTGCACTCGTTGTAGGCGGAGGAATTGGAGCAGGTGGCGATTTAAATCTATTTGGAAATATTTTTGCCGGTGCAGATCTTTCGTTAACTGGCAATTACCCTACAATCACAATTACTGATACAAACACATCAACTGGTGCACCATCTTATCATCCTGCATTTGTTTTAAATTTCCAAGATGGTAGTTTAATTTCTAGATTTAAATTATTAACTACTGGTAGTATTACATCATTATTGATTGACAATACTCCTAGATTACAATTAACAACTGCTACTACCTATATCTACAGCACTGCTCAAGCCTATAGTACTACAACGGGTGCATTAGTAGTCACAGGTGGTGCCGGTATACAAGGTAACATCTATGCGCAGAATATATATTCTAATGGTAGCCCTGTTATTACTCAAGGTACATTAGGACAGCAAGGTTTAACGGCATTATATGCAGGTACTGACACAGTAGTAAACACAAATACCGGTGTTGTTACAGTATGGAATACTTCTACTTTAGCAACTGTAACTGGTCGAGGCAATGCCACAAGTTCAACTGTATACTTCAATGCTAATGTTGAAAGTACAGCAGTTAATACAGGTTCTGTTATTGTTAACGGCGGGCTGGGAGTTAGTGGAAACATTTACGCAGGTGCTGTATACGATCATAATTCTAGAGTAATTACTCAAGAAACGGCTGTACTATATGTTGTTACTCAAGTTCAAGCCGGCACTGATATTAGTGTAAACACCACAACTGGTATCGTTGTTGTATCTGATACTTCTACATTGCAGTCAGTTTCTAGCAGAGGAAACTCAACAACAAACATCATATCAATTAATACTTCTACAATTTCAACTGGAACAAGTTCAGGTGCACTAATTGTTGCTGGTGGTGTTGGTATTGGCGGTGCTTTAAATGTAGGTAGTGGTGGATTTATTAATGGCGGACTAGTAGTAAACTCTCTTGCAGGATTTAATACAAATCTCAGCGGGTTAACTAATGAAGTAAACTTTGTAAATTTAAATATTGGTTCCGGAATATCGTTTGATTGGAGACAATATCAGACTGGAACAACATCAACAATATTGATGGATTTGTTACCTTCTGGACAATTGAATGTCTTTGGTAGTATATATGGTGCAAACATTTATTCTAATGGGGCACAAGTATTAACAACTTCGTCAATCGGTAGTTACGGTGTAACAAAAATCACCACAGGTACTGGCATTTCTATTAGTCCTACGAGTGGTGTTGGGCAAGTAAACATCACAAGCATTGCTACTTTACAAAATGTAACAGACAATGGTAGTACTACAACTAATGCTATTGGCATTTGGTCATATATAACTGCTACATCAACAACTACAGGTGCATTAACTGTAATTGGTGGAGTTGGTATTGGCGGGTCTGTGTTTATTGGTGGAACAGAAACATCGTCTGCTATTGTAACTGGTGCTATATTAAACACCGGAACATTAATTGTAAACGGTACAGCGACATTTGCAAGCATTGTGGCTGCTACATCTCCACTAACCGGTGCCGTAACTATTGCCGGCGGATTAGGTGTTAACGGTTCAATTTATTCAGGACAAGGCGTATATGACAGAGGTCAACGAGTTGTTACTACTGTGTTACCGACTGCTGGTACAGGAACTAATGTAACGATTATAAGTTCAACAGGGACAACTGCTACATTTAGCATCAACAATACTGGTGTATTAAGTATAACAGCCGGCACTGATACAGTTGTTAGTACATCAACCGGAAATATTACTGTTTGGGACAACAGCACATTAGAAAGTGTCACTTCACGTGGTGCTATCAGTGATAAAATTATCACGCTTAATAATGGTCAAGATGCTACTTCTAGCACATACGCAACTTTGATTGTTAGCGGCGGTGTTGGCATTAGCAAAAATTTAGTTGTTGGCGGCAATACAGCCATTTATGGGAACTTACAGGTATTTGGTACTCAGACATTTGTAAATTCAACACAGACTTATATTGTTGATCCTGTTATAGAACTAGGCGGTGCTGTTGGAAATACAGCATTATCAGTTAATGACGGGTATGATCGTGGATTGATTTTACATTACAGTACAACTTCTACCGCAGATACAACATATGATAACCATTCCTTCTTAGGTATGGATAATGCTACACAGGTATTGGTCTATAAGACTAATGTTTACCCTGGTGGCACAGAAACATACACTCCAAGTTTTGCCAACACAGGAACATTTGGACTTGCAAAATTTGGTGGGTTAACCCTAGTCGGCGGAACACAATCTACGAGTACATTTACCGGAGACCTGATTGTTGCAGGAGGAGTTGGTGTCGGCGGTAATGTCAATGTAGCAGGTAACTTAACCGTTAACGGACAGAATGTTCTTACCGGCGGTGGTGGTGGAGGTGGTGGAGGTTATGTTGCTAATATTGTCGCAGGTACTGACACAGCAGTTAGCACATCGTCTGGTGTTATTACAATTTGGAATACTTCTACATTTGATAGCATTACAAGCAGAGGAAGTTCAACTCATCAAATAATAACAATTCTTAACTCGACTAATGCTATATCTCCAACAAGCGGAGCATTGCAAGTAGTTGGTGGTTTAGGTGTTGGTAGTGATGCTTATTTCGCTGGTAGAATAGTTACACAGAACTCAAATAATTCAATTAGTTCATTAACAGGTGCATTAGTAGTTACAGGTGGCGCAGGTATTGGCGGTAATGTGTTTATTAGTGGTGCATTGACTGCGACTAGTGCTGTAATTGCTGGATCAAACGCTACAATTTACTTGCCTACAACTGGCGGCATTTACAATGAAGGCGTTAGTGGTACTCAAGTATTACAAATTACAACAAACAATCTCGGACAAGGTGTTGGATTATGGACAGCAGGTGCTAGTTATAACACAGTATTTTCATCCGGTGGATTGAACTTCTCAACAAATGCTACAATAACCAGCAGAGGTACACCAACAACTGGTACAATAGCAGTATCTATAGATTTGTCAGGTAACTTGTTTGCTAAGAGTAAGACAGAAAGTTTAGATACGGGTTCGGGCGCACTAGTTGTAGCCGGTGGTGCCGGTATCAGTGGAAACACATACATCGGCGGTGATACCCATATACAGGCAACTACTATATCTACTGGATCATCTAATGGAGCATTAGTTGTTAGTGGCGGCGTTGGCATTGCTGGAAATACATTTATCAATGGTAACGATGTAACCGTAGGTAGCGGTGCTTCAACTAGAGGTGTTGTTGGTTCTAAAATATTTGCAAACGGATCATTTGCTACACTAGGAGATGCACAAGCAGGTATATATGTGTTGAGAAGATCGATTACTGGATCTGCATTTACTAGTTTAACTACAGATAATAGCAGTCCTGTAACAGTTAATCAACTGATAATGCCTGATAATTCAACGTATGCGTTTACTATGTTAGTAAGTGCAAGGTCAGTAACAAGTTCAGATGAAGGTGCTTGGCAATTTGACGGTGTAATTAGCCGTTATAATGGTGCTGGAACTACAATACTTCGTGTTGTTAATAAGACAAAAATTTGGGCAAGTGTTGCGTCTTGGGATTGTCAGGTTATAGCCGATTCATCAAACGGCGGTTTAATCGTTCAAGGTAAGGGTGACGGCGCAAACACTATAAGGTTTGTTGCAAATGTTCAAACAAGCGAGGTTACAAACTGATGAATTTTGTTAGAATAAATATTGGATTATAAGTCGTAGAATATGTCAATCAATTTAGATACCAGTCAACAAGGTCAAATAACACTTAAATCGCCTACAACAGGTACGGTTACTTTAACCTTACCACAAAATGCTGGATCCAGTGGATATGTTATGTCCACAGATGGTACAGGTGTTTTAAGTTTTATACCTTCAACTAGTGGTGCTACTGGTCCACAAGGTGCTACTGGTGCTACTGGTCCACAAGGTGCTACTGGTGCCACAGGAAGTACAGGCCCTGCGGGATCGACTGGTGCAACAGGTGCTACGGGACAATATGGTTCGACTGGTGCTACAGGACAGAGTGGTACAAGTGGATATCAAGGTGCTACAGGTGCAACAGGCCCACAAGGTGCTACAGGTGCAACTGGTGCTACAGGAAGTACGGGACCTATAGGTGCTACAGGTGCAACTGGTGCCGCTGGTTCGGCAGGTAGTGCAGGTGCTACTGGTGCTACAGGTTTAGGGTATTATGTAACTTCCGTTTCAAGTAATTTATTGCAAACAGGAAGTTTAACTTGGACAGTTAATGTTGCAAATGCTTATGTAGTTGGTCAGCGTGTCCGTGTAATTTACCCTGTTATTCCTACAAATTATTTAGAAGGTGTTATTTCTAATATAAGTGGGTTAAACATTACTGTTAATGTAGACAGTATAAGTGGCACAAGCGGCTCTGGTCCGTATGCTAACTGGTATTTTTCAGTAACAGGCAATATTGGTGCTACTGGTGCAAGTGGATATCAAGGTGCCACTGGTGCGGCAGGTACACAAGGTACTGTTGGTTCAACAGGTGCTACAGGTGCTACTGGTCCAACAGGAAATGCTGGTGCTACTGGCGCTACTGGACCACAAGGAGCTACAGGAAGTGCAGGATCAAGTGGTGTTAACGGAGTTACAGGAGCAACTGGTTATACTGGTGCTACAGGGGCAACTGGTGCTACAGGTTTAGGCGGAGCCACAGGAGCCACAGGACCAAGCGGTGTTGGTGGAGCAACTGGTGCTACAGGTGCCACAGGCGCTACGGGTATTGCAGGAACATATGAATGGACGCCTGTAATGACCGGTGGTGTTTCTACAACTAATAACAGTACATTCACAAAGAGTTCGGGAAACACTAACACTTGGGACGGACAAGTTTATTCTTTACAAGGATATGTTAGAGGTGTGTATGCTTCAGCATCATCTGCTTCTACTGCTAATCGTGTTATGTTTGGTCTCAATTCAGACCCTGCAACAGATGCATCATATTCTAGTATTGATTACGCAATTTATTTTGATGCAGGATCTATTGTAATTTACGAAAGTGGCGCATCAGTTTATACTGCCGGCGGATATACAATTAATGATGTACTTTCTATTACATACGATGGTGGCAATGTTAGATACTGGCAAAATGGTACCTTATTAAGAACCACAGCACGTTCAATATCTACGCCATTATATTTTGATTCATCATTTTTTGAAACAAACACATCGTTAACCAACGTAGCATTTGGTCCAATGGGCGAAATTGGTGCTACTGGACAACAAGGATCTGGTATTGGTGCAGGTGCCGCTAATCAGGTAATTTACAAAGACAGCGGTAACAGTTTTGCTGGTTCAAGTGGATTTACATATGATGGTACAAACGTCAACATTGGAAATACTGCCGGTGGATTAAAGTTTAATAACAAATTAAACTGGTATACTTCAGGTGATGCAGGTTACGCAGGCGCTCCTACTATCAGTTTTGCATCAGCAAGACACGGTCGTAAAAATATCAACTTCCCTGATGAAACTTTTGTTAGCACAACAAATGGTATTCAGGTGTATGATAATCTTGCATCTGGTTCCGTAACAATAACAAGAGTTCTTACTACAAGCACTTCTTATCCTATTAATACAGCGCCAACTACATCAGGTTATATATTAAACATCAAACATACTGCTAATACAGCAAGTCCTAACTTTGGTGGTTTCTATTATGGTGTACAATCTCGTGCAAATGCTATTTTAGTCAGTGTATTCCGTGCTTATATTCCTACAGGATATACATTAAACTTTGGTGGTAATCCGACAGGAAGTGATGGTACTGGATATTGGTTAACAAATAACGTAGGTACAGGTAAATGGGAAGAATATAGTTATGCTGTTATTGCTGGAAGTACCGGCACATTTAGCACGACTCACTTTTATTCTTTGAGCGGTAGTCCAACTCCAAGTTCAGGAGCACCTGTTAACTGGTATTTGGCATCTGCCGCAATATATGATTTAACTGATTTACGTAGTGATTATCTACAATTAGATCGTGCGGCTGGAACTGCTAACATCAAAGGTTATGGGCAAGGTGATATTGTAATCGATTCGTCGAGTAGTACTGCGGTAGTATCTCTTAATCAGTATAACCCTGGTAACGTTCTTCTTGCAGGCGGCGGTGGTTACGTTAAAGTTAATTCTAATTCAACTCCTACATATCCATTAGATGTTGCTGGTGCGGCACAGATTACAAATTATCTACGCTTAACAAATAGCACCGGTGTACAGACATTCTTAATTGGTAACCAAGATAGTTCGGGTGCTAATAATCCCGGTACTATTCAAGGACAGAATGGTACAATATACTTAGGCAATGGTACAAGTTGGTCCGGTAGCGGCGGTACAATTACTAATTACGGAACATTCCAACCTTCGGGCAGTACAATAGCAGGTCTTACTGCTGGTAATCCTGGATTAACAATTAATACAAACCTTGCTTCTAGTACAGCAACAACATTCACTGAAGGTTTAAGAATTAATCCTAACGTCAGTAACAGTTATGCTGGTGTTGTATTCCCTTTAACAACTGGTAGTACGACTGCTTGGTTTATTGGTAAGTTGAACACCCCAACATACGCTGACTCGTTTGCATTACTGAAAAACGGATTTACAGGCAGTATTGCCGCTCGCCCAGATGCGGCATTTGATGTTAGTGCTACAACAGGTAGATTTACATTTGGTTATCAACCTTACTATGGTGGTTACCAGATTTATCACTCTGGTAACTTAACTAGTTTGAGTCAATTACAAAATACAGGTACTTCTTATGTAAGTAGCGGAACATCAGTATCATTCTTAAACATATTAGATACCAGTGGCGGTGTTGGTGAAAACTCTGCAGGTCTTCGTGAAAACTTCCCAGGTGGAGGTGCTTATGCAACCACTAGCCCAACTGTAACTGGTGCTATCAAGATTAAATTGCCACAATATCGAACTAGTACGATGATGTACATGGTTATTAAGATCTATGAGTACAACGGAACAACCGCAGGTACAAGTAGGTCAATAGAAGTAGGTGGATATAATCTTGCGGCAGGTGGTTGGTTAAACGTATTTGCTACTCAAAGTACTCATGGCGGTGGCGATATTAACATTCGCTGGGGTAATGATGGTACAAATAACTGTATTACAATTGGCGAAACTTCTACTGTATGGAATTACCCTCAGGTATTTGTTACAGAATTTTATGCAGGTTATAGTAATTACGCTTTTGCTTCTTGGATTAATAACTGGGGTATTAGTTTTGTAACATCATTACCTACAATTGAAACTGGTCCAGTTACAGCGGCTAGAGCCTGGAATAATTATAATCTTACAAACTTAAGTCAACTAAGCAATAATTTAAGTTTTGTTACCGCTTATTACACAGCACCAATTGATTTCCGTAACGGCAGTCATATGATGATGTCTGGTGGTACTGGATCATCAACGGTAAACACAGGTACTTACGCAATGCAAGTTGGTCCTGCACAGACTAGATCAACAACTGCTAACAGTTATTACGGTGGTATTGCATTTAACCATTTACTTAACTACTCAGGTGGTACATTAAACAGCGATAATACCAGTTATAATGCGGCACCTCAGGCATGGATTGGTACTAGAAGTTACGACTTTTCTGGTTCTGAGCGTGATTATCTAGTTTTTGCTACTAAACCAGGTACAGGTACTAGCGGATCAGGTAATGATATACCGATAGAACGTATGACTATTGACCCAATTAATGGGTACGTAGGTATTAATCAAAAATCTCCCGGTTATTATCTTGATGTTTCTGGTAACTCGCAATTCGGCGGAACTAACACTACTGTTTATCTGAATAACTGGAACAGTGCAGGATCAGGCAGAATTGGTTCCTACGATAACTATCACGGTATTATGTTCCGTGGCGATATTACATCAGCAGACGGTATTACAACTTCTGTAGCGCAAGATGGTACATTATTCTTTGATAACGGCGGTACATTTAAGTGGCGTCAAATCAACGGATCTGTTAATTCATTATTAATGAGTTTAAATGCTAGCGGAGTTTTAAACACGCTAGTAGCAGGTAACGTTTGGGGTAGTGTAAACTTAACTAACCTAAGCCAGTTGACTAATGGTCCTGGATATGTTACTGGATCAAATCCGACATTTAGTGGCAATATTGTTATTAATAATGCCGCTCCTACTTTATACTTAGAACCAACTGGTGGTTATACTGCCGCTTTAGTGTCTTCAGGCAATAAATTTTATATCGAAGCGTCACAAACTAATAATAGTTTAACATTAACTCAATATAACAGTTACTGGCCTTTACAGATCGATCTTACAAACAATGCCGCACAATTTGGTGGTGCAGTCACTGCTCCTGCTGGTACTATTACATCAAACAAAGGTATAATTGGAGGTGGTACAACTGGTGGTGGAAACATATTCTACTATCTAACTAACCCTTACACAGTTGGTAGTACAAATGCTACAGTGATGATTGTAGACCAGAGTGCAAGCGGTTACTATGGTTTATACATTGATAAGTCAGGTAATGATAACGGTCAATTAATTAAGGTTGCAACAGGTGCTAGTAAAGCCTTTACGGTTTATGATGGCACTACTTATCAGTTCAATATTTACGGTAATGGTAAAGCATTTACAGGTATAACAAGCAGTTATTCTGCATCCACTGGTGAGTTTTATAATACATACAATTTATCTGCAAGTTCAATTACAGGCGGAAGTACAACTTATATAACCATTCCTACAAACTATCAAGGTACACAAAATAGCACTATTGTTACTAGTTCTGTAGGTTGGTATCGTATTGCCAATTTAGGTGGCGCACAATTTTATGCTCGTGTATTGATACAAGACGGTACAAGCAGTGGACCACATAGTACTCAAGAATTTATTGTTGCTGGTGCATTTAACGATGTTGCTGGTATAACTTTTACACAGGTAGCAGGATCAAGTTATGCAAATAATGCGGTTACTCAGGTTCGTGTACTTACAAAAACTACCTACGATCCTCAATACTTAGAAGTATATATACCATATCTAGGTGCTACTCCTGCCACATTCTATTATAGTTTAGAAGATGCACGTAATGCCACTGTAATTTCTAGTACAACTGCTGGAAGTGTTCCTTCTGGATATACTAACACAACATGGACTTGTGGTGGATCATTTGCTACAGGTAATGGTAGTGGCATGAATTTATATTCAGCACGTGGTGATACCAACTTCCACGTTAATTCAACCGCAGGTTATGGTATTAGATTTGATCAAAGTTCAAATGCGGGTACATGGGTAGCAGGTACTGCTAACACATGGGGTATCACAAACTCAACATCAAACGGTTATATTACAATTGGTCCTGCTAACACAAGTTATGCACATATCTATACTGATAGACCTTACTTTTACTTTAATGCAGTATTACAGCGCAGTGGTTACACAGTTTGGGATAGCGGTAACTTAACTAACTTAAACCAGTTAACTAACGGTCCTGGTTACATTGCTAACTATACCGCAGGTGATTGGGCATTAGCAAGTAACACAAGCAATACAAGTTATCAGTATGCTTCACTAAAATTACGCGAATATAGTTTAAATGGTAGCACAGGATCTATTGCTCCAAGATTAGCATTGCAATGGGCCACAACCTATGCTGTACAATTAAGTATAGATACAAGCAGTAGACTAACAGTCTTGAATAGTGCTGGTTCTGGTAACGCAGATATATTATCTGCTAACTCTTGGGCAACTAACTTCTATTCTAATGGTGGTAGTACATACGGTATTTTAGGATCAATAGGTAAATTTACTGATGTTAGTTCTGCGTCTGGTTCATTAACATTACAAGCAACTGCACAAAGTTCAGTTATTGTTGGTACTGGTACTAATGGTAATCAAAGTTTGTATGCTGGAGCATTATATGACTCGGGTTCACGTGTATTAAGCCAAGCGGGTAACAGTTATTATCAAGTTAACACATGGCTAGCATTTAATGGTAACTATGGATTATATTGGCCAGGATTCTCTGTTAGTTCATATGGCGGTGTTCCTTATTGGTATCCAAACTATGATTATACATATGGTGGATTTGACCTACAAGGATATAGAAATAGTTATACAGGTATCAATTATCTAAGTGCTAGTAATACAATAGGTGCCATGTTTGATACTAGCGGCAATGGTGGAGATTATGATACGTCTACCGGATGGCATTTTTATTGGAGTAGAGGCAATCAATCTTTAGGTATTGGAGGATCTGGAACAAGTTCAAGTTATCGAGGATATACTAATGGTAGTCATTATGTATCTGGTACACTATATGCTACATCTGAAGTTTATGCTTATTCTGATCGTAGAAAAAAGAAAGATATTATCACAGTTGATAACGCATTAAATAAAGTTTTACAACTTAGAGGTGTTTACTACAAACGTATAGAAAACCCAATTGATAATGATTATGAAAATAATTGGGATCCAGATCAACAATATCTAGGTGTAATTGCTCAGGAAGTTAAACCAATCGTTCCTGAAGTTGTTACATACAACAAAGATAAAGACGAGTATGGAGTAAGTTATGGTAACTTCTCTGGATTGTTTATTGAATCATTTAAAGATGTTCATGAATTAATCATGGCACAAAAAGAACAGATAGAATTGTTAAAGAAAGAAATTGAAGATTTAAAAGGTAAAAAATAATGCCATATGTGTTTACAACCACAACTGCTACATACACACTTAGTGTTACACAAGTTAATACTGTTAACCACGGAACATGGACAGACGTTATTTCACACGTTCATTGGAAATTAGTAGCAGAAGATTCTACAGGTAATCGTGTTAACTCAGGCGGCACCCTACCGTTTCAGTTAGGTGACATTATTCAGACAGATAGTTTAACTGGAAACAAAACAACTTATCCAGGAGTATTTGACCCAGATAATTTTATCCCGTATGACAATATAACCGAAGATATGGGGTTAGCATGGGCTCAAAACGATCCTGGATTTAATGATGTTGTAATTGCCCTAGGTTCAAGATTGCAAAATATGCCTAGTACAGTTAAAGCACAAGCAGTACCTTGGAACACTTCTACGCACGTTGTTATATCATAATTTTTCCATCATTATATACCTATATAAATAAACCAACTAGGAGATTATTATGCAACCAACACAACCAAACGGACAAGAACAACCTACTCTTGATTTAACAAATTTATCAATCGATGAAGTTAATGTTATCATTATGGGATTAGTAAAATTACCATACGAAACTTCTGCACCAGTGGTAGAAAAAGTTAGAATGCAGGCATCCCAACAACTTCAAGCGGCACAACAACCGCCGATCACTACTCGACCCGACGGTATTAATGTTAATACAAAATAAATAATGTACTAACGGGGAATAATAATGGCTATTACTTACACATGGGACATTCAATCGATTGATGTAATTTCTGAATATAATACTAACACTAATGTTGTTAGCCGTGTTGTTTGGACTTGTACAGCAGATGACGGTACAACCACAAAATCGATGAATGGTGTTCAAGATCTTAATATCAACAATATAGATCCCGATACATTTGTTCCATACGAAACAGTAACCAAAGAACAGTTAATTGATTGGGTTAAAGTTTGGGTAAATGTTCCGGCGGTAGAACGTTCATTAATTCCAAATACATATACACGCCACTTTACATCAGATCCGTCTGGTGGCATACCTGAGGCTTAATCAATGGATGCTGTTTTAACCTATACATGGGAATTTGGAAGATTCCTTGCTCATCCTGCATTAAATGACTTAACTAATGTTGTTTACAATGTAGAATATATCTTATCGGTAACAGATCAAGATGGACATGGTGCACAATATTTTGGTAATGTAGGATTAGGAGAGCCCAATCCTCTTACTTTCATTCCGTTTAATCAACTTACACAACCTGCTGTAGAACAGATGGTAACTTCTGCACTCGGTGATGATACAGTAGCAGAACTCAAACAGATTTTAACAAATCAAATAGCACAGCAGATTCAACCAACTGTTGCAAATTTACCTCGCCCCTGGTAATCAGGACAGCATTTCTAAAAGCAATTCAATTTTAGTTTTATTAGTCTTATTAGATAGACTACGCTTTACACCTTGATGTAACGGCTTGGGCCATTGCCCATAGTCACACCACGCATATCCTACATGCTCTTCATTTAGAGTAGGTATAAATTCTTTATCTACTAACAGTACATAAGTGTTATAAAAGAAATGTTGGTCTTCACTTGTGAATAGTTCAAGTGGAATAACTTTTTTAATTGTAGGCGTCTTGCCTACTTCTTCTCTTATTTCGCGTTCTAATGCTTGATAAGGAGTAGTATCTAGTGGTTCTTTTTTGCCGCCAACAATACCCCAAGAGCCTGCTGTACGACCTTGATTGCGAAGTAAAAATAAAAATCTTCTTGTGTCTTTTGCTACAAAAAATCCGCCGCTACATACTATATCTATCATAATACCAAACGCCATTCTCCTGGATGATACACACCGTCTACTGATTTACTCCACTCAGCTCCGTCCCATTTGTATTGTGTATTTGTATATGAATTAGTTATGTATGTAACAGGTTGTTCGACAGTGGTATCGAATATAACATTCCATTGCGACCCATTCCATTGTATAATATCATTAGCATGTGCAACTAAGCGAACATTACTTGCACTTCGCTGGCCATATTTCAACCATGCCGTGGGGGCAGAATCAACCAATACTTTAGGATCAGTATTGATATCTTCTAAGATTAGATAACGAGTATCTGTATCAGGAGTTAATCCAGGATTAAATGTTTGAGGATTAATGATAGCATTTACAGTTCCTCGAGAATAGTTATGTTCTAAATCATATAAGTCAGTATTAAGTAATGTTTCGCCGTCGTATGTTAAGTTTAATAATTCTGCTTCGTCTTCTGATAACGGATTTATTGTCAGGTATGCTATAACTTCTTTACCATCTGGTCTAGTAAAAGCGGCATAACTTAGTCCAGATCTAAACTTACCTGGATACATGTCAAGTAATCTATTCCATTGAATTTTAATATCATTTTTAACTTGTGTTTCTTCAAGTGCATTATTACTAGTGTTCTCACCGGCACGCATTAATCTCGCTGTTCCGTCAGTTATTAATACACTATACTCACCAGGAGTCACTACAACCTGAGCATTAGGATTAGCAAATACTAGTTCACCGTTGCCGATTGTTCCTGTCGGCTCAGTATAGATATTTGCAATAATTTTAGTAATAATTCCTAATTTCTTAACTTTTGCAGGAGTTGTAATCCAGATAGGACAATTAAAAGATAATGTAGCAATATCAATTTCACCGACAGAACCTTGGCCTACAGTTCTGCTAGACCAGTTTATGCTAGATAGTTCAACATAACTTAAACTAGTCCAATCGATATAGTTACTAGTAGTCTGTATTTCCATTGCTGGTCTAAACAATACTAAAATTTGTTCAAGAATTTGAAGTTTTTGTTCAGTGTTAGTACTCCATATATCTGCTGTAAACTGGATAGTGTACGGAGTTGGCATCAATCTTTCAATGGTATAGTTTTCACCTTGTGTATTAGCATAGTCTTGTATTGTTTCACCGTATGTAGGACTGTCAGGATTTTCATCCACATATTCCCACTGGCGTTCTCTGATATTCATTTTGCTAACAAACGAAGGATCTTGTAGTCGTTCTCTAGACAAGTCTAAACTCTTGATGTAGCAAGCAATGAACGGAGCAGAGTTCATTATGTTTTCACTGTTCTGTGTTAACACATTTGCAACTTGTCGACTCATATCTCCATACCGAACAGGAATCTGTACAGGCACGTTTTGATTGTTCATGTAACTAAAATTACTCATTAGTCGCATAAACTGTGTCAGGTATCGGCGTATCTGGCCGTCGTAGAAAAATTCCATTTTAATTATCTGCCTTTGGTTTGTTAGTTTTTAACGCCTTACTTAATGATTGACGTTCAGGTATAACTTTACCATTGATTGTTGATGTTGTATTGTTATTAATAAACCCTGTTACTTCTGTTTGTCTTGTGATGTTATTATTTGCAGGTTTACTGTCTGCAGGTTTATTGGTCATCGTCATGCGAACATTAGTCTCTTGGAACACCCAGTTCTTTCCATCAAACTTAAACAGTCTGTTAGGCATATAATCTATTCTCAAACAGAAGGCACCTTTATAAGGATTAGAAGGAAAATCAACTCCAGATGAATACGGTGCACCATTTGGAGGTATTCCGTCACCTGTTAAGTATCCTACATAAACAGTTTTGTCGGGATTTACGAACACAGAACTAGCATCTACAGTATGATCATCTTCACTAGCGTCTCTTTCCTCGTCACTAGCATCTTGTAAATCTAAAGAATGATCATCGCGGACTGGTAGAACGTAGAATTGATTAGTATCGTATCCACTTTCTGGAGCATCAAGCTCTGCCTGTGCAATGTTTTGAGTATTGATAGCAATGTTTTGATTATACATTGAAAATATATCTGCCAATGTAGTACCGGCCGGAACGCCAGTTGGAATTCCAGCATTAGGATCTGCAGATACTTCTTGATTAAGTATCTGTGCAAATTCTTGAGCATTAACCATTGGCTCGCATTTAGCACGAAGAAGATGAGGATACCAAGTTTGGCTATATCCCGTTGCGGCTCGAGATATTTCTGATACAACATAAAACTTTCTCAAAGCCATCATAGTATCTGTTAGTCCGTACTCGTCTTTTAAGTGAGGCAACTCTAACACATCTCCTACCATTAGTTTGCGTCCTAATGTATCTACAGTATTACGAAGGTGAAATGTGATCATTACATTGTCGTTGTTTAAGAAAAATCCAAACTGCATTAGATTAAAATCTATATCCTGCATGGTGTAAATGCCGCGAGTTATGTACACATTAGGATCATAATTCCTATCTCTGTTTTCCATGAAAAGTACATCTTGGATTCCTAAGACTCCTGCAGAACTTGCATTCGGAGTTGATGGGGTAGCATCGCCTGTAGAAGGATCCACAGGTCCAGTATATTTGTGAATGTAAACATCCACTCCACCCACTTGAAATTCTTCGTTGATTACACGATCTAAAAAGCGAAAATCATTGCCCTTTTCAGGACGATACATAGATAGTCTTGGCATAGTAGTATATTTATGGCTAAATATTGGTATGAACGAAACTGAATCAGAAAAACAAAAAGTTGTTGATTATATCAAAACCTCCCTAGGTGATGGTATGATTGATGTTGAGTTAGATCCTAAACACTATGATCTGGCTATAGACATCGCATTACGCAAGTACAGACAACGTAGTCAAAACTCTGTAGAAGAAAGTTTTGGGTACCTAACCCTACAAACAGATGTTAACGAGTACCAGTTAGCACCGGAAGTTATGCAGGTTAGACAGATTTTCCGACGTAGTATTGGTTCAAGATCGGGTGGGGGTGATGGAGGTACACTTTTTGAACCATTCAACCTAGCCTACTCTAACACATATTTGTTAAGTAGTTCTAATATGGGCGGGTTAGCAACCTATATGATGTTCTCACAATACCAAAATTTAGTTGGTAAAATGTTCGGATCGTTTATTAACTTTGATTGGAATTCAGTTACTAAAAAGTTAAGAATTACACAACGTCCACGCGGTGAAGAAAATGTCCTTCTTTGGATGTACAATTATAAACCAGATTTTATTCTGTTCCAGGATACATGGGCAGGTATTTGGATTAGAGACTACGCAACAGCACGAGCAAAGATTATCTTAGGCGAAGCTCGAGAAAAGTTTGCTACTATTGCTAGTCCTCAGGGCGGTACACAATTAAACGGAGCCGCACTCAAGAGTGAGGGCAAAGCCGAAATGGAAATATTAGAGCAAGACCTAATTAACAATAAAGATAACCAACAGCCGTTGACTTTTGTTATAGGATAATATACACTATGGTATCTACTGGAGATACTATGATTATAGGTGTATGCGGATTTATCGGTTCTGGCAAAGATACTATTGCTGATTATCTTACTAACTTTCACGGTTTTAGACGCGAATCATTTGCTAACAGTCTTAAAGATGCGGTTAGTATGGTATTCGGTTGGGACAGAACCATGTTAGAAGGACGTACTAAACAAGCCCGTGAATGGCGTGAACAGGTAGATCCGTGGTGGTCAGAACGTTTAGGTATGCCCGACCTTACCCCCCGCTGGGTCTTACAATACTGGGGCACAGAAGTATGCCGTAACGGGTTTCACGATGATATGTGGATTGCCGCATTAGAAAACAAACTACGTAACAGTACAGACGATATTGTTATCAGTGATTGTCGTTTTCCTAATGAAATTAAATCAATCAAAGATGCCGGTGGAATCGTTATTCGTGTAAAGCGTGGACCAGAACCAGAATGGTATAAAGATGCTGTAAATGCTAACGAAGGTAAGGGTAATATGAGTTGGATGTTAAGCACTGAGCGCCTTAAGAAATTAGGAATTCATGCTTCAGAAACAGCATGGGTTGGAACTAAATTTGATTATGTACTATCTAATGATGGAACAATTGACGAACTATTTCATCATGTTAAAAATCTGGTCGGAGATCGCCCTGACGCCACCGACCCCCTTCTTTTTGAATCACTATAGAACAGTTAGAACATATCGTCTTTAGATTGGCAGGATTAGCATTGGATAAATTTCCGTCAACATGAAATATTTTAAAAATTTCTTTATGTGGTGATTTGAATCCACATTTATCGCAAGAATTTTTTTTCTTGTATCCTAACTTTGTCCACTGCGGTTGGTCAGTTAGATATCCTCTCGAACAATGGTCACACATTGATCTATAGTAAGTACGACCGTTCTTCTGATAGTTAACTGCAACTGGTCTTTGCTGACATTTTTTACAAGTATTACGCATATACCGCCCTTTTTGGTGCCCTTTTCATAGGTATTTAAGCCGGTGTTTTTCAATCATATCCGCTAAATATTAGCAAGAAAACCATTATATGGGAGATTGAAATGGCTTTAAATTCACCAGGCGTACAGATATCAGTTATAGACGAGAGTTTTTACCTACCAGCGGCTCCGTCAACAACTCCTATGATCTTCGTAGCGAGTAAGAGCAATAAGGAAAATGCAAGCGGAACCGGTACCGCTCAAGGTACTATTCCAACAAATGCAGGTAAAGTTTATCTAATCACTAGCCAACGTGATTTAACAGATACATTTGGAACTCCATTATTCTACACAGATTCAAGTGGCAATCCAATCAACGGTGGAGAATTAAACGAATACGGATTACAAGCCGCATATAGTTTACTAGGTGTTAGTTCAAGAGCCTATGTTGTCCGCGCTGACTTAGATTTAGGTTCATTATTGCCTCTATCTTCTAGACCAGAAGGTGATCCAGTAGATGGAACATACTGGTTAGATACTTCAAATACTAAATGGGGTATTTTTGAATGGAGCAATACTAACAAGGCATTTACAAACAAAGTTCCTTTAGTAATCGACAATACAAATTTAGCAACTGCCACTTCTGATAACTTTACACCAAAGGCAAGTTTTGGTACTAACGGTTCTTATGCTGTTGTTGCACTAACAACAGAAGTGCATTACTGGTATAAAAATAAAGACGGTAATTGGGTACAAATTGGTAGCAACGTTGAAAGCAATTTTAGTGCATCTTCTACATGGAAATCTAGTGCATGGCAAAGTTCATGGCCAGTAGTTACAAGTACCAAGGCCAATCAAGACATGACTGCTTACAATGGTCAGACATTTGTTATCAATGGTCAGACTATTACATTAAGTGGAACTACTTTTATTGCGTTAGCAAGTTCAATTAACTCAGTTGGTTACAATCACGGTTTTAATGCCAAGGTTAATTTAAGTGGTTACCTAGAAATTTATGCTGATGGTTCTGCAAAATCTAATGGTACAACACCAGATGGTGGTATTAATATTCAAGGCACTGGTACTGGCGGCAACGCTATGATTCTTGCAATGGGATTTACAGCAGGATCAAATGCGGCTCCTGCACTATTCCAAGGGCCACACACTAAATATCCAGATTTCAGCACAAACCCAACAGGTTCTGTTTATGTTAAAACAACAGTTCCTAATTCAGGTGCTAACTGGGCAGTTAAAGTTTATAGTGCCGCTACTGCCGCATTTACAAGTGTAAGTGCTCCAGTTTATCCAGACGGACAAACTGCTATTAACACAATTGCTAGTCCTGCAACAGGATCAATTTATGTTGAAGTAAATTATGACAAAGGTACAGGTGCATGGAGTACTGCATCAGATAATACACAATACGCAGAATTTGACATTTTCCGCAGAACAACAACCGGTCCAACACAGGTTACATCAACTGTAACAAGTTTAACTGTAACTACTTCTTCACAATTTAACATTATTGAAGGACTAGGCACATTAACAGGTGGTGTTGCAAATTATAGTTCTGGTGTAACAATTAGTTTAAGCAATGGCGATACAATGGACACAGTTATTTCTCATATTAACAATGCAGGATTAACTTATGTTTCAGCAAGTGCGGCATCATATGATTCTAGCGGAAACGCAACAAGTTTAACAATTCAGCACTCAGCAGGTGGCGAAATTAAATTCTTAGATGGCACTCATACTCCGTTAGCATCTTATTTGCAGTTAACTCCGTGGTCTCGTGCAACTGACGGAACTGAGAGTGGAACACAAAACTTCTATTCCGCCGGTGAGTACGAAAATGACGGATATCAATACTACGCAAGTACATGGAAACCATTGGTATACGAGCCAACTTCCGAAATTCCATACACAAATCCAGCAAATGGTACATTGTGGTATAGTTCAGTAGTTGACGAAGTTGATGTATTATACAATAATGGTACAACATGGGTTGGATATAAAGATTCAACAGCATTCCCAACATCAGATCCAATGGGGCCATTAGTAGCCGCAGTAGAACCAACTACACAAAGTGACGGTACTCCATTAGTAAATGGCGATATTTGGATTGATACATCAGACGTCGATAGTTACGGTCAAAACATTTATGTGTGGGACGGCTCTAACCTTGACTGGGTAGCACAAGATCCTACAGATCAAACAACTCCGACTGGTTGGTTATTTGCTGATGCACGTTGGGGTACAATGGGAACTGACGTAGATCCAGCATCAATTGTTGATCTACTAAGCAGTAACTATCTAGACCCAGATGCACCAGATCCTGCACTATATCCAAAAGGTATGAGACTATGGAATCTACGTCGTTCTGGTTTTAATGTTAAGAAGTATGTAACAAGTTACATCAACATTAATTCTAATAATGGCGAAAATACACGTTATGGTAACGAAGTTATGAACGGTGCTAACGGCGGATTGACATATAATGCAGATCGTTGGATTTCTGTAAGTCCTAATAATGCAGACGGCAGTGGAGCATTTGGACGCCATGCACAACGAGGATTTGTTGTTGCTGGTATGAAAGCACAAATAGACACTAACCAAGCAATCCGTGATACAGACTCTGTTATATTCAACTTAATTGCTTGCCCAGGTTATCCTGAAGCAATTGAAAATATGATTGCATTTAACGTTGATCGTGGACAGACTGCGTTCGTAGTCGGTGACACACCATTCCGCTTACAACCAACAGGTACTGATTTAGCGGCTTGGGGTAACAACACTAACGGTGCATTTGACAATAACGACACAGGTGCCGTAAGTTATGACGAGTACATGGCTATGTTCTACCCAAGTGGTTACACAAATGACAACACAGGCAACTACATTGTTGTTCCTCCAAGTCATATGATGCTACGTACAATTGCAGTAAGCGATCAAAAGAGTTACGAATGGTTTGCTCCAGCAGGAACAAGACGCGGTGGTGTTGACAATGCTACAGCAGTTGGTTACATCCTAGACGGCGAATTCAAGAGCACTACTCTACCAAACAGTTTAAGAGATGTATTAGCAGGTGTTAAGATTAATCCTATTGCAACTTTATCGGGTGCAGGAATTGTTAACTTCGGCCAGTACACTCGTGCTAGAAATGCTAGTGCATTAGACAGAATTAATGTAGCACGTTTAGTATGTTACATGCGTCGACAATTAGCAATTCTTGCGAAACCATTCTTGTTTGAACCTAATGATACAGTTACACGTAACGAGATCAAAGGTGCGGCACAGAGTTTCTTACTAGAATTAGTAAACAAAAGAGCATTGAACGACTTCGCAGTTGTCTGTGATGAAAGCAATAACACTCCAACGAGAATCGATCGTTCTGAACTTTGGTTGGATATCGCTATTGAGCCAATTAAGGCAGTGGAATTTATCTACATCCCATTGCGTATAAAGAACACAGGCGCAATCAAGGCAGGACTATAATATAAAGGACAAGGAGTAATAAAATGGCGGCACTATCAAGTTTAAGCAGATATACAGTACCGGGAGCGGGTGGCGGACAATCATCAACCGTTCAAGGTTTGTTGATGCCAAAATTAAAATATCGTTTTAGAGTAACATTAGAAAATTTTGGAATTACTAAACCTGTTACCGAATTAACAAAGCAAGTAGTTACTGCGGCTCGTCCACAGGTTCAGTTTGAAAACCAAATTATCCATGTGTACAACAGTCAAATTAAATACGCTGGTAAACCAACATGGCAATCGCTAGCAATTTCAGTTAGAGATGATGTCGGCGGTAATGTTACAAAAGTAGTTGGCGAACAATTACAGAAACAATTTGATTTCTTCGAACAAGCAAGTGCTTATGCTGGCGCTGATTATAAATTCTTAACAAGAATTGAAATGTTAGACGGTGGCAACGGTGCATTTGATGCTGGAGTTTTAGAAACATGGGAATGTGTTGGTTGTTACCTACAAACAGTTAACTACAATGAATTAGCATACGCTGAAAGCACACCGATGGAAATTGCATTAACAATTGAATTTGATAATGCAATCCAAGTAGATAAGAGTGGCAACCCTGTAGGATTAGGAGCAAATGTCGGAAGAAGTATTGCTCAAGACAGTGCAACTGGTTCAAGTGGCACTGGAGGTTAATATATAACTTCGTAAAAAGGCCTGTAATCCAGGCCTTTTTTTACGACTAAATATTCGTATGGGTATATTTGACAATTTTCTCGGACAAGTTTTTAATTCTCCTTATCAATTAAAGAGTTACGCTCACGCCTCTAGATTGTATCTAGACGACTATTACAAGTATGTTCCTAAGATTGGATTCTTATACTATGTTGTAATCAATATTAGTCAAAATGCAAGGAAAGTTCCATTGGTAGAGCAATTTGTTAATACCAATGGCCGGACTATAGGAATGTTAGTTAAACAAACTGAACTTCCTAAATTTAGAATGGCTACAGAAGTATTAAATCAATACAACAGAAAAGCGTATGTTCAAAGTAAAATAGAATATCAACCGATTTCGATGACATTTCATGATGACCATAATAATACATCAACTGCATTATGGGAAGCATATTATAGATATTATTTTGCAGATGACATAGATAATACACAATTAAACAGACCGTTACCGCCTTCAAAATATATGGACACACCGTACTCAGTGGCAGAACCAACTGATGCATTTAGTTATGGTCTAAACAATGGAATTAAAACTCCAGCACCATTTTTTGATAGTATAGAAATATTTCAACTTAATAGAGCACAGTTTACAGCATTCAGTATTATTAATCCTATCATAACAGATTGGGCTCACGATACAATGAATCAGGCAGAAAGTAAATTACTAGAAAATAAAATGACAGTCGCATACGAAATGGTTCAGTATGCTACTGGTCGTGTAGATAAAGGAAACAACCCTGCAGGTTTTGCTACAATACATTATGATCAAGAACCTAGTCCACTTAGTATTCTTGGTAGCGGAAATAACAGTATTTTAGGTCCTGGGGGTATTGTAGCAGGTGTTACTGAATTAATGGGAGGCCAAAATGGCGGAGCAGAGTTTGCGTATCCGTTAGGTGGCTCAACAGATGACCCGTTGAGTGCAAAAAGTTTGAACCCGTTACAGTTAGCCAGAGGTGTTGTAAATTTGGCCAATAATCTAAAAAATGTTAGTAAAGCAAGTTTAGGAGCAGAAGCATATAGTATTGCTGGTGGTTTATTAGGAAATCTAGCATCTGGTAAGGGACTTAGTACAAGCGGTATACCGGGAATAACTTCTAATTTGTCTAATGTTGTTGCAGGATCTGCAGGAGGATTAGGTAAGGTGTTTAGCAATTTCTTAGGCGGTAATTCTTCTACTAATGGAAACACAAATGCCGGTTCCGGCGGAGTAAACAGATTGCTTAATAATGTTACTGCCGGTGGTGCAACAACAAGAAGTTTATTAGGTGGCAGTGGTACAGGATCATTAGCCGATGCTCAGGCATACGTTGCAGAGCAACAGGCTAAACTTGATGCCTTACAAAAACAAAAAGCAGATGCAGAACTGGCTCAACAACAATATGATGCAGAACTAGCGGCCGCAAAAGCAGCCGGGGATCAAGCAGAAATTGATTCTATAATGGGTAAGATGGATTCGTCAGGATACACAAGTCCCGAGTCTCTTGCTGACCAAATAGGAGCGGCAGAAGCCGCGGTAGCCGATGCACAAAACACATACTTGGTTCAGAAACAACTTGATGATAATGCCCAATCAGAAGATGAAGTAGAAGCAACTGATCCTCCTGATCTTCCTCCAGAAGATGGTGAACCAGATACAGAAATAAGTTCAATAGAAGACCAAGATAATCAAGATTCGAACGAAACACAATATGCCGATAGTGGCAGTGATTCTTCTGACTATACAGATTTTGCCTAAACATGTACACAAATATTCCAATTCAAAAACCAACATCGTCAAGTGATAAAACACTTCAGACTTTTAATAATTTTTATTCAAGACCAACCCAACTTGATAATAATACCCTTATAGCAATGCGAGGGTTTTTAGAAACAAGAGGATTTAGCGAAGACTCTGCAGAAAATATTGCTATCGCCATTTTGGCCCAAGCAAAAAAAGACGGCTACAATGCAATGGCAATTGTAGAAACAGTTCGAGGATTAAATCAGGCAGAGTTGAGTGCGCTAGTTGCAGAGATTCTAAATAATAATAGATACAAATCTAGCACATTAGGTGTCATTCAAACTGTAATTCCAGTTGATACTGTTAAACGTAATATATTACCATGAGAGCAACAGCACGAGGCCAATTTCAGCCCAAGTTCCCTGAAAAATATGTAGGCGGTAAAACTCCTACATACAGATCAAGTTGGGAATTAACTTTCATGATGTTTTGTGATAATAACCCGTCAGTACAACAATGGGCAAGTGAAAGTGTTAAAATACCTTATCAAGATCCGTTGACTGGAAAAAATACTGTCTATGTGCCTGATTTTTTAATTGTGTATGTTGACAAGAATATGAAAAAACATGCTGAACTAATAGAGATTAAACCTAAAAATCAAGCCATGCTAGAATCAGTAGGAAAAAATCCTTACAACCAAGCCCAGTATGTAAAAAATATGGCTAAATGGCAAGCGGCTCAAGCATGGTGTAAAAGAATGGGATTACGTTTTAGAGTAGTAAGTGAACAAGATTTGTTCCATACCGGGTCAAAACGATAAGTAAAGATATGACAAAAAAACTTGAAGAACTTTTTAATGTGGCTCCCACAGAAGCAGAACCTATTATTGAGCCTATTGTTGAATCTACTGAACAAACAGTGGTTAGTCTAGAAGATAAACTAGAACAGTTTGATAAAATTGCCGCCGCACTGCCTAGAGTTAAAGGTTTAGGTGATGTAAGTGATGCAGAGTTAGATAATCTTGCCAACAAAGCAGAACAAGCCTATAACGACCTAATGGATCTAGGAATGAACGTAGAAGCACGTTATGGTGCTCGTATGTTTGAAGTTGCCGCACAAATGATGAATGCCGCTATCACTGCCAAATCTAACAAAATAGATAAAAAACTCAAGATGATTGACCTACAGATTAAGAAGTATGGTATTGATAAAAAACAAGGAAATCAAGATCCAGAGGCTATAGAAGCAGAAGGATATCTAATTACAGACCGTAATAGCCTCCTTGAGAAACTGAAAAAGATGGATAAATAAATTACTATGAAATCACTTAAAGAATACCTTACCGAATCCAAGAAAACCTATACCTTTCGAGTAAAGGTAGCAGGTGATGTCACTACAGAGGATGAGACTAAACTACAAGGACTATTAGATCGATACGGCGTAGCCGACTTCAAAAAAACAGGTCAAACTCCAGTACAATCATTTCCTCTAGACTTTCCTAAAATCAGAAATCGCAACGTTAATGTTTGGGAAGTCACATTAGACTATCCAACAACAGCCAACGAATT